TTACCAGCCTCTTTAGCCTCTTTAGCAGCTTGAGCAAACTTACGACCTTCTCTGAGTTTTGCCTCTTCAGCAAGAGCCTCTTCTTCAGTTATAATTTCAAGGTCTAAAGATTCTTCAATATCTTCAGTATCTTCAACAATTAGATTAGTATTAACAGTTTCAGCAACATATTCAGTATATGCTGTGATTTGGTCCATTCTTTCGTTAAGGCCAGTTACCGTTTCTACGCTTTCGTTAAAAGATTCAGCTAAATAGTTAGTGTATTCTTTAATACCGTTTACGCCCTCTGCTGCATGTTCCGCGTACGATATACTATTATCTAGCGTTTCAGCTAAATAGTTAGTGTATTCTTTGATTTTTTGTAGTTCTTCAGATTTTACGCCGGATTCTTTATTCTCAGTTAAAGAGTTTATTGATTCCTTTAGCGACTTAATCTCCTCTGCCAGATAGTGAGAATATTTATTAAAATCCTCAACACTAACTACCTTTGAGTTTTCTTCGTTTATTAACATTATTTCAGTTTTATTATTTTCTATGTTATCTTTAATTAATTCTGTTGTGCCGAGCATCTCATAAATCTGGATGTCTGAATCATCAGAAATTCCAAAAGATTCATTTACTCTTGTTAATTCAGCGTTTGCAAATCCAGGATCTGCTACTAAATCATAAGTAAAAAGCTGCTTAATCTTAACCTTACCATTAGATTCAACAGCTCCGGCTGCTCTAGATGAAATTTGTAAAGGGACTCCAGCATCAACCAATGCTTTAGCTTGTTTTCCAGCTTCAGTATCTAAAAGTCTGATTCGACCTCTAACCTGTTTTGTCTTCTCGTCGTATGTTAGCTCTTCAATTATATGAGAAACATTCTTAAGAGATATTTCAAAGTTTGCTGGATGGTCTAATTCACCTAAAAGCTTAGATGATTTAATTTTATCCTGCAATGCTTTAATCTGTGGTACATATTCACTTTCAGTATAAATTCTGTTATTCTTGTTCTTAACATCGATTTCTCCGAAAATACCCTGCAGGACATACTGCCCTGTGGTTTCTTTGTTTAATTCAAGATTGCCGGAAGACCTTTCAAGAATAAGTAGATTTTTTTTAATCATTATGTGATTTATTTTGTGTTTGTTTATATATCTCAGTTAAAAATGGGTTTTTTAAGATTTTTAAATATCTAAATCTAATTCATCGTCTTCTCCGCCTCCTTCTTCCCCTGCTTCTTCCTCTTCAGCGTCTTTTGCGTTTTCTTCTTCAGCGTATCCGTTATAAAATGTAACTAATTTAGATAATTCAGCAGTTGTGAATACTCCATTACCATAATTGTCGTAGAAGTAATCTTTAAATTCGTCCTCAGTTTCTGAAGATTTTATTACGCCAAGAATCTCAGCACCTTTAAGTTCTCTATCTAACTTAGCGATATAAATGTTATCTATTGTTACCTTAGAGTCTTGTCCTGTTACCGCATCTTCTTCGACGCCTCCAAATTCTTTATATGTTTTAATGTGTTTCATAGTTTTTTATTTATTTTACATTGCCATTGGGTCAACTTCTGGTTCTTCAGCATCAACAGCTGCTGCTCTAGCTCTATATGCTAAATTAGCCTCTTTATCATCTGGTGTAAGTTTCAAGTATCTATCAACTAGGAATTCCATATCAAAGTAAGGGTTTTCTTCCATAGTTAATGGGTCAACTTTCATTAATGAATCCTGCATAGCACCTACAAAGTCTAACCTTCTCTCCATTATCTCCATCTGCTTTAATTCAGCAAACATATTTTCTTCGTGGAATTGTAATGCTATTTGTGTTTTGAATTGTGGGTCTTGTTCAAACTCAGGGAATTTCAAGCACATTTGAAGCCATAGTGGTTTTATTAAAATCTCTTGGAATGAAGATCTAAGTCTCTTAACAAACTTAGAGAATTTAATCTCGTCTCTAATCATTCCATCTGCAGCCATGTTAAAGTCATCTCCTCCATCCTCATACATAAATCTACTGTAAGGAATCTTAGAAACCTGCTTTAATTTATCAGAGAAATACTTTAGTGCCTCTGTATCAGATAATTCTGGTCCTTCAGAACTTAGTGTTTCAATTTCAGGTGATTCACCATCTTTACTAGGCAACCAATACTCCTTATTAAATTGTAACATTGGTTTTCCATTAGTCTCTAATGAACCAGATTCCCAATCAAAATCTACAACCTCTTTATAGTTACTCATAAGCTGTGCAAGTGACTGCTTTGCTCTTGTCTTAGATTTACCTCCGACTGGAATAACAAATTTCATTCTATAAGATGAGTTTGTTACCGCCCAAATTACTCTTGTATGTTCCATAATTCTTAACAAATTAAATGAACGTACCAGTCTTTCTAAATAACTTACTCTTGATGCTGTAGTTATAGAACTATATGAAATATAAACTATTTGAGAATCATATAAGCTTCTCTCTTTCTGTGGATCATCTTTAAATTGAGTCCACATTTTCTTACCATCATCCATATTTAACCCTGGAATCAAGGTTACTGGATCAATTTCTTTAAAACCAATAATTTCTGTTTGGTCTGGACTATAAATAATCTCAAATGCTAAATAACCATCAATTAGCCATTTTCTAAAGTAATACCAAACCGACTGATCTGATGCAAATCCAAAATATTGATAAATTTGTCTATATGCTTTTTGCATGTATGAATTAACGTCTTCGCTAATGTCCATTCCTATAATTTCAGGAACTGCAATAAAGTTTTTATTGTCATATACAATAGCCTCATCACAAAGGATATCGAGAATGTCTTCAATCTCATCATATGTAGAAAACTTCCTTAATTCTTCTCTCTTACCAACATAATTTTGGTCGAAGAATGGTATGTTTTTACGAAGTGATACGTCTGCCATAGAAAGAGCTGCAAAGGTATCATACATGTTATCAGGGTCTGCACCCATCATGTTACCCATGTTTAAGTGTCCATATCCTAATGCATCCTCCATAGGACCAATAGCCTGAGACTGCCTAAGCACCATGTCATCATAGTACATGCCAAATGTGGATAACTTCTTTAAAGTACTCCCTAGGGTAAACGGCGTTTTAGCCGCTCCTCTATTATCTCTATTTACAAATCCTGCCATTTTAGTTTTATTTTCTTTATTATATATCTCAATTTCTCATGTACTCTGTGTGTAATAGCCTGACCATTCTGACCGTCGCTCCATTAAGTTCTATTAAATTAGCTAATGCTATTTTAGGCCATGATTCGTGCTCTATTACTGCTTGACTTCTTTTTCTACTCGGTATGTATTGCCGAATCGCAAAACCAAATCCATATCTGTCTAAATAAATCTTAATGCCTTCGTATGTTATTCTTTGTGGATGTCCGCTAACTGCATCGTAGACGTCATCCAGTAATATCTCTTTGATTCTAATTGGTAAAAGGTTTAGATTTACACCTAAGTCGTTTTTGTTCTTAGAATCTAACGCAAGTACAACGGGATGCTCATCAAACCATGGTAGGTTTTCTGTTATGGGATCTTTATATTCAAAGCTATAAATCTTACCAGGTAAGAATCGTTCCCTTATGTTTTTAACATCCGTTACCTTTCTGTCGCTTCTACCATTCTCATACCATCCATCTGCAAAAGACCTTGCAGCCCTTTTACTTCCATGTTCAGTAACTAACTTTCTTATTTCAGACCTAACGTAACCCATTTCCTATTGTATCTTCTGTTAAAACTATAAAGTCCCAATTTCGGCCTTCACAGTATTCTTTTGCTGCTCTATATTTATCCATATTTTTTACATAAGCCTCTGCAAGAAACTTATAAGATTCTATTGCTTTTCGCGAAGTTTTCTTTGGCATTGTTGGTTTTTGAATCTGAGACTTTGGTTTAATCTCAACCAAAAGCTCTTTAAAGGTTCCATCTCCTTGATCTGCTTTAAAATAAAAGTCAGGATAATATTTATGAGGTCTATTATCTTTTCTTGAGATATATTTGATCTCAACAGGTTCACTAGCCCATCCTAGAACCTTTTCATTTGTATCACACCAAACCATAAACTTATATTCCCATGAGCTCCTAAATATAATATCCCCAGTTCCTATATATTTTACAGGATACTGGGGTTTAAAATAGCCTTGCTTATATGTAGACTTTTTACTTGGTTTGTTGTTTTTGATAGACATTAAATAGAATAAATGCCTGTCTGGCTTTCACTATTTCCGTTGTGGTTAGTCATAGATAAGGTACCTTTATACTTTTTTGGATGGATTTTATTCCAACCTTTAGCATATCCTCTTTTAGCAATCTCTGTAAAATAAGCAAAAGCATTTGGATATATTGGGTTAAAGTTTCTCCAATATTTAAGTAGGTCTAATATTGCAAATTGAAGGCAGTCGTTTCTATCATCTTCTGAAACATATTTCATTTTGTTAATTGCCCGCTCTGCTATAAGGATTAACATCTTCTCGGCCTCTTTTGTTAAAACATCTTGATCCTTTGATAAAACCATTTGGTCATATAGGTCTCTGTTGTTTAAATAATTCTTTGATTTTCTACGTTTCTTAGCCATTATATTTGTTGTTTAGTATTTATATAGTAATACTACAAAATGTTTATGATGAATCCCTTGACGAGATTGCCTTTTCCCAAAAATCAATCTCAGTAGCCAGCAAGTTATCTGCCTTTTTAAGAAGCGGTGACATTGTGAAATTGTGTGGTATTTCATTTCTCAAATCTTTAAGAAACATTATATTATCGCGGCATTCCTTAAGACTCCTACCTTCTTTATTATAAGTTATCATTTTTTACATCGTTTTTGTTTACTGCAATTAAGCCATGCTGCATACCATTTCCAAATAGTTGACTGCTTTCAGATACTGATTCTAGTGCACCGCTAATACTTGTGCCTGTACCATCGTCAACTCCAGTACCTATGCTTCCTACTATTGTTTGATTACCTGCGTGGTTATGCATTCTAGTATTTGAGTGTAGTTCAGATAAGTCGTCGAACGATGGAATATGGGAAAGTACCTCTATTGAGAAGTTTGCTTTATATTGTTCTTTATCCTCAAACGTAAAATCAATAGCTCTAACTACGTCGTAATCCTCTGGCATACTATACTGTGCAGGTAGTCTAAAAATTCCATCGTTTAGATGACCTACCTCAACGCTGTAAGAATTAGACTTGTATAATGTTTTTATTAAGGACTCAGACATCTTTAATGCGTCTAGCATTGATGATACTAATATCTCAATGTCAAAAGACAATGTTATTGGAACCATTACAAATTCTGATGTATAGTTCTGTAATTTACCAGAGGCATCCAATTTAGAATATTCTCCACGAATACCTCTATTTACTAACTTAGCAGAGTCTATTGAAAAACTGGTAAGGTTTGCAACTCCTCTTGGTACTGCGTCATAATTACCATCAGCAAAGTCAGCAGATGGGTCGCATCCAACCCCTCCTGGATGTTTAAACAAGAAATTATCTCTTAGAAATTCATCATCACCTGAAATTGAATAGTAAAATGGCACATCAACAGAAATTCTTTCAGTTTCACTTATCTGTCGCTTGATATAAATTTTGTTGTTTAGATCAGCCAACAGTCCAACTATAATGTGTCTTATAACGCTGTCGTCTGAATTATACTTTAAATTATATGTTGCCATGTTTTATTCTATGATTTCGATATCGAGCTTAGAGAACCCGTTCTCTTTATATATCTGAATCTTTTTGTCAAACAATTCTCTTGGCAGTTCTGTATGATTTATTACAAATGTATTTATATTGTTCTCTCTAATGACGGTGCCTAAAATCTTAACGATATTATGAATACCATCAGCGTCGATAGAACTTAGTAGCTCGTCTAAGAATAGAAGATTTAACTGTGGAAACCTTAACTTTAATAATTTTATAAGTGCTATAATAACTACAAAGTCTGCCTTCTTACGTTCACCTGTTGAAAGAGTCATTGGATTGATTTCTTCTCCTAAATGATGCACGACACAGTCAAACTTCTCGTTAAATCTTACCTGGAAATGAAGGTGCATTGTTGTTAACATTGCAGCTATATTAGTATTTAGAACTGGTAGAATAGATTTAACTGCCATGTTTTTTATACCATCTTCTCCTAAAATATCTTCGACAACGTCTAAAAATGAAAAGTCTGCATTAAGCTCATCTCTCTCAACAGACTTTGATTCAGATTTCTCTTCAAACTCCTCAATGATTTGATTCAGATGTTTAAAATTCTTTGAAGTATCTGTCGTTTTAATAGAAAGAATCTCCTTTTTAAACCCTTCAATTTGAGAGTTTATAGAAGAAACTTTAATATTTACCATACCACTTTTTTCTCTAAGGGATGCTACTTGAGTTTTTATCTCATCTACCCTTGACTGTGCCTGCTCAATTTCGCTTGGTAGCCGTTTAACCTCTCCTAAAAGGATGTTTTGTCTACCTATATGGAAATCAGTATCTAATTCGCTTTCACACGTTGGGCATATATTATTTTCATATAATTTTACCTGTTTCTTTAAGTTCGCTAACTTAAATGAAAGACTATTAAGTTCATTTTGGTCCTCTGTCAGCTGAGTTGAAGATTCTGTAAGTTTACCAGTGATAGTTACTTTAGCATTGTTTAATCTTGTTCTTTGCTCTGCTATGCCAATTAAAGTTTCCTTAAGCTCTTGAATCTTTTCTTTATTCTTTTCATTTGATTCATTTTTTAGCTCATTAAGTTTCATATTAACTGAAACTATGTTCTCGTTTATTTGAACCAGCTCAGCGTCGAACGTTGCGATATCTGACTTAATAATCTTTCTCTCATCTTTCAATGCGTTTTGCATATCATTTAAGATTGAAAAGCCAAACATCTTATCTATAATTCTTTTCTTATCATAGTTAGACATCGTTAAAAATGACTTAAAATCATTTACGGATAATATGATAATGTTTTTAAACACATGATATGGTATGCCATAAATCTCCTCTTCTAAATACTCTTGAACTGATTTTTTACCAGCCTTATCAAACTCTACGCCATTTAGTTTTACTTCAAAAGTACCTGGCATTAAACCTCTTTCAATTTCGACAGTGGTTCCTTTACAAAGTAGTTTAATCTTTACGACAAGCTCTTTATTAATTCTATTCGGAAGGTCTCCTAATTTTACACTTTCTACTTTACCGTAAAGAGCATAAACTATCGCATTTGCAATAGTAGTCTTACCGTGTCCGTTCTTTCCTAACGTTAATATAAGTTCTGCTGCATCCTCGTTTAACTCAATTCTCTGAGGACTGTTGCCATAGCTTGCAAAATTCTTAAATTCAATGTATTCTATCTTCATTCTTCGTCTGGATTAAAATTATAAACGCATAAGCTATGCAGAGTATTCAACTTATCTCCTATCCTTTTTTTAGTAGCCTCATCATGCGTACTATTATCTAAGTAAACTTTAATAAGACTTGCAACATCATAATCTTTATATAAATCGTCATCATTTATATCTGACATTTCAATATCAGCCAAAGACTCTTGCTCATAAATCGTAGGTTCTAATCTTCTACTGATACCTTGAACTTTATTTATAAGTTTAGATAATGCCGATGTCGTTGCAATATAAGATGGTACATATAAATCTACAAAGTTACCTTCTATTGCTTCCCTAAACTCACCTAAAGTCATATCGTATATCTTGGTTAAGAAGAACTTTGCAAACTTTGGTGATATATTGTTTTCTATGAAAGTCTCTGACATGTCTTCTAAATCAACCATATCAAATCCTTTTGTATTATCTATGTCGCTTCTTGTTAATTCATAGGGAGTACCAACAAGTCTTAAAACGCCTTTATTCTGTCTATAATGTATATGTCCACTATATACTGCATCAAAATTCCTGTATGCATTTATATCTGTTCCATGTATATTTTTAACTTTAGAATTCAAAGCTACTCCCATAACCTCTGAATGACAAAACACAATGTTTGCATCAGGATACTCAGCTAAAGTTTCAGCCTCATGTTCTGGTCCAGTTCTCCATGGCATTAATAAAACCTTCTTACCTCCCCAAACGAAAGACTTAGGATCTTTATAGATATTTACATTTGGAATCCATTTTAATGAATCAATAGAAGTTACTTCATTAGATTTTTTAGCCCATATATCATGGTTACCTGCAATCACATGAGTTGGTAGAATCTCTCCTAGTCTTTCAAATAAATCTATAGCGTAGTGAAGTACTTTAAGATTAATACTTTGTCTATTATCAAAGGCATCTCCGACCTGAACCAAAATATCTCCTTCTCTGACATTGGCTTTTATGTGCGGTATGAATTGCTTCTCGTAAAAGTCTTTTTGAATTTGAAGCCATTCCATAGAATTTGAACGTACGCCAAGATGCATATCTCCTAAAATCCAAATACGCTTAACTTCCTTATTAAGTGTTTTTGCATCTATCATTAGAACAATCTATTTATATTTCTTTTTCCAAGAACTCCTGTTGATTTATCAAGTTCAGTTATTAAATCTTCCTTAAATTTATTACCAAGAGACGAGTAAAACTTTGTTGGGTTTATATTGAAATAATCACAAAGTACAGAGAACACCGTAATCATTGAGTGTTTTCTACATAGTGAATCATTCATAAAATCATAAACATCATTTATATCGATCTTCTTGAGTTTTGTCGTTTGGTTAAATTCATCAAGCACATTAAACTTCTTAAACTTTGAATTTGAAACCAACTCATGAACCTTATTCATGATTATATCTTCCTCAATTTTGTCCTCTTCATCCCTGTTATCGGTAAAGGCAGGTGCTACCTCAAACGACATCGTAGGGTCGAACTCATGCTCTTGCTCTTCGAATTTATTATCGAATATCTTATCTCTTTTAGTTCTTCCTCCCATTATAGTTCGTGTATATTTGATGACGATACTTCGTCGGTTTCTGTTAATTTCATATAAGAGTAATTTATTTCTAACTTACACTTGTTTCCTTTTCCTTCTCCATCTCTAATCTTTAGTATCTTTAGCCAATATTCATAGTTGGCTCTCATTATATCGTCTTGTATGATACCTAACATAACATCAGCAGTGTGCGAAAGTCCTGCAGATTCTGCAATATCTCCAAGTCCAATATCACTAGAGTTGTAATTATTTCTGTTGATCTGGGTTGCCGTTACGATTAACCAATTATTTCTAATGCCCATTGCTCTTAAATCCTCAGCAATTTGTTTAATCTTCATATAGGTATTCTCAGTGTTGAGGTTCCTATAATTCGCTAAGATGTTAATATAATCAATAACAACCACTCCAAGTTTTATCTTCTTTTCCTCTTCAATTTGTTTTAAATGTATTTCAATATCTGGTACGGTTGCTTGAGAAGTTGGAAACTGCTTGACGAATAACTGGCCAGGTGGTGTGAAGCCATCACCAACATTCTCCAACTTTCTTTTGATTAAATCCTTGTTTTGAGCTTTTGTATCATATTCACTGATTGGAATATTTAATAAATTTGCTCCGATCCGTTTCATAAATTTATGAGCTGACATTTCTGCAGTTACAACAGCAGTGTTTGTTCCCATTTTAACAAAGTTAGCTGCATCATTTGCTAAGTAAATTGACTTACCAATATTTTGCTCTCCTACATAGACTACTAAAGTACCATCCTTGTCGTAGCCTCCGTTTAAATATCTATCTAAGAAGTTATATCCTGTAGATATTTTTACAGCATCTTCTTGGTAGTGGTCGCTTGGATTAAAAAACTCTAGACCAATATCACTATTGAATGAAATAGAGTTCCTGTCGTTGATTAACGATTTTACTTTGTTAATTATACTATCCGTATTATCCGGTGTAACCTCTGTGGTCTTGATGTACTCTATGGTATCAACCAGCGTTGTGTCGAAGTTCCTCCATTTTATCCAACTTTCAGTGGTAGTATGTAACCAATCTTCGTCATATTGGGAAAGATCAGTATTATATATAATGTCAATAAGGTCTCCATCTACTTTAGAACCAATCTTACTATTAGAAACTAAAAGCTTCATTTGCTCCACTTTAGGAGTCTCATGAAACTTCTCATGGAATTTAACTGAAAGCTGATGAAGTACATCAATCTCGTCAGACGTATAAAATCCTTTTTGTATTGTTCCTAAGTATTTTGGTTTAAGTAACGATAACTTAAAGAATACCTTTTCAAAGTCTTTTCCGAATTGCATTTATTTTTATATGAATGGGTTAATTAGTATCTTATAAGATTCCTTACCTATTGTTTCATTAATAGGTTCAAAATATCCTTTCAAAATACCGTCATTGATACCTGAAACTATTTGAGAATCTCTTCCTTTTGCTTGATAGTCAGTCAATGCATTTTTAGTAAAAGTTTCCTTTTGTCTGTCTGGCTGATGCGTTGCCTTTGAAATAAATATATAAAGAATATCAAGAGCAGTTGGAAAATCCTCTGAATTCTCTTGAATTCCTAATATATATTTAATTGGTAACTTATTCTCATCAATCTTGTTGATATTTACACTACTCATCTTCGCTTAAAATATCTTCTAAGACCTCGTCAGTAGAATCAACGTTGTAATTAAACAATGGATATATTTCTTTGTTTAGCTTTTTAAGAACCTCTTCAGTAAATACCTCTTCAGTAAAGAAATCTTTATTCTTAACTGGTTTATCTAAGTGTTTGCATATCCAAGTTCTTGCGCTTTCTCTCTCTGTCTTGACTCCTTTTTCAATAGTTCCTCTTGCAATTCCGCAAACATCCCAACTGACATATTGCTCAAGTCCAACAAACTTATTCATTCCTTCAGTAAAATGTAGATGGAATTTGATTGGATGAGGTCTTGCAAATCTATTTTTATCTGGTTTTGCAGTTACTATAATTCCTACCTTGTCTGCTCCATCCTTTAATTGCGCTCTATGCAACATTAATACAACAGAAGCCGCATACGCAGGTCCAGTACCTCCTCCAGCAATACTCATTGGAATAAAACTTTGAGATTGATATGTGTGGTTTGTGAATAAGAATGGAATCTTTAGATCTGCTAAAGGAGTCATTATGATTCTAAAGATTGACTTTAAAATCTTTGCTCTTGTCATATCTGCTTTACCGGATCCAGATGCAGCATCTTCAATTTCTTTTGCAGTCGCTAAGTTTCCAGCTGAATCTAATATAATCATTAACTTAGGTACCTCTCCTCCAGCTCTTTTAACATCTTGTAACTTATGAGTAATCGTCGTAATAGATGTTCTAAAATCTTGGACAGTATTCATTGGCTGATAATTTACTTTTGAAGTATCAATACCAAACTTATGCATCTGATCCTTATCAACAGCAGCTTCAGAATCATAAAAGATTATACTGTATCCCATTGCAATGGCCTCTCTCATTGAGTTTAATACCAAGAATGTTTTACCGGTTCCAGATGGTCCTGCAATAGAACAACTTCTATTATTTGGCCAACCCCTAAACAAATCACCAGATACGCATGCATTTAAATGATAATTACCGGTATTAATCCATTCTGTAACCTCTGAGAAGTTTGATTGGTCCATCACAGAACCCATTGGATTCATTGCAGCTAATTCTTTGTTTACGTCTGCGAATGAAAAGTCTTTATTTTTCTTTGCCATTATTCAATACTTTATTTTCGTTTATTCTTATTTGTTCAAGTTCTTCTATAGTTTCAGATATTCGTTTTTCAATATCTGCCATCTCTGCTTGAAGGTTAGTTAGTTTCGTATGAACCGCCTCATATTTAGAAATATATGCCTTTTGTTCTTTATTTAGTTTATTAAAATCTATGTTCATAGTATAGTATCTTCTCGTTTGGAGGTCGCTTCAAATGATTCAGTATTGAAAATAGGGTTCGCGTCATATTCTTCCATAGTTTCAAGTGCTTTTACTTCTTGTAAAAGTTTTCTAACTGTAACTCCTAAAAGGGAATCATCTTCTGTTTGTGATGCTACGTTTTTAACTGCATCTAAGAAATTGTGTGTGGTCATATAATTTTTGTTTGATATTATATAGTAGATATTCTATTTGTTTCACCAAAAAAACCAGGATGGTTAGTCCTGGTTTATCTTTAAAATAGTGATGTAGAATATATTAGGTTTCGATTCAGTGTTTGAAGACCTAATACAATAAGTATTCTATTTATTGGGTCAATAACACTCTTTTCAAATTGAATCTCATAATCAACTGGAGGGGCAAATTCATAGGGATGCTCTCCAGACTGATACGCAAACAGATCCGATATATTATGATTTGTATGGTAGATCTTAAGCTTCTCTCCATTTGAGTTTAACTTGTATTTTGATTTGTATTTTGGATTATTATTCAATAGGTAATTATAGAAACCAGCTGCTCTAACATTTGCAGGACATTTCAAAGCTAATTGAAGTTGATCAGTGTCGTCAATAACGTACTTGTTTATATTATTAGTTCTTCTATTAAAACAAACCTCGTCTATATCTGCTAACTTAAATTCTTTTTTAGACTTCTTTAAGAACTCTACAAGTTTTGCGATAGTAGATGCTGTAGGTTTTTCTGAAAGTAATATCTCAACTGCTTTTGTTAATTGTTTTCTTGCTACAGCTGGCGTAGAACTTTGAATAATGTCGAAGCCAACTGTTTTAATTTTACTTAAAGAATCGAATCTATCATCCTCATCTAACATATCGAACCATGCTATATCCTGTAGATACTTCTTCTTAGATAGCCAAATTCCACTATATGATATTGTCTCAAGGTCAAAGAATAAATGGTTTGCTGTGTTTAAGTCAGTTGAGTATTTTTCCATTGAATTTTGAATAAATCCAGTCAACCTAATCTTATACAGTTGCATTATAAAATGGTCAATCGTGAGCTTCTCTCCTAACCATTCAATAGATTCATACATCTCTTCAAACTGAACATAACATGAATCTGTATCTATATAAATTACTGAAGGCTTTTTAACCTGCGCAACTTTAATATTAAAGTGTTCATGTACTTTAACATCTTTATGCCATAATTTATTAAAATACAGATTCAGTCGTTCTTCAGAATATAGAATCGCTCCTTGCCCCTGTAATGTTATAGATTCTGCTATGTCAATATTAAAGAAATGAAACCACTTGTTTCCAAACGCACCATAAATAGAGTTAAGCGTAACTTTTACTGCTTGCTCATATGCTGTATATTTCCTTGATAAAGTATCATAGTGTTCTGATAATACAATAGCCTCTTCCTTTGTAAGCGAACTTACGTCCTTCTCAATTAGCGTATCTACGTTCATATATTAAGCGCTTTGACAAGTTGCAATCGTCAATAGCGTTTCAGAGTCGTTTGATTTCATAACAACTCTGTTGCTTAACACATGTGCTGTGTAATCTTCTTTGTCTAAAAGGTTTAAATACTTTTTGAACAGGGTAACATCTCCGCTATCGTCACCATTTGCTTTCGGAGTAACAAGCATATTGTAAGTTTTACCTTTAAGTCTTACGCCATCTTTATTTCTTTTAATAGAGAAAGTCTCATCTTTGTCAAGGCCAAATAGCGACTTGACCTTAGAAATATTAGAGTAATCAAACTCAAAATCAAAGTTAGCTCCATCAACATTAAATATTGAAGAGATTTGAGCATCTGTTAAATCTTTGTACCCTAATGAAGGTTCAGAACATGCTAGTGTAATCTCTAATTCGTTACTGAAGATTTTTAAACTGGTTGCTACGCAATCTGTATCATTTTCAATAAAATCAAATTCACCTCTAACAGATTCTCCATCAAATTGCTTAAACGCATCGATTAATCGAGTAGCATCAAAGAATGCAATTTTCAAATCCTTATCTGTTGTAATCTCTCCGTCTTGGATTTGGAAGATTTCAGACAATGGAAGTCTATTGTGTTTTACGGCATCTCTTTGCGGTAAATAAGCCGAAGCCTCTACTACATCATCTTTGATTTTAAAGTATACGAACGAATCGATAACTTTTAATCTATTGATAAAATTTACAAACTGTCCTTGATTTACTTTACTAATGTTTACTTTCATTTTTATTGTTTTTATTTATATTATTATATAGAGTTATCTTAACTTGTTTATTAAAATAACTGGTCTGTGTTTAAGTTGTTCGCAAAGAATCGTTCCATTAAATCTCCACCAGCTCTAGCTACTCTTCTTCTTGAAATTAGGTGTGGATTTGCTCTAAGTCTGTGGTATACTCCATACTGGCATAAACCAACCTCACATCCATAGGTTTTTAATTCATTTTGCTCATCTATCAATATTCTTTTGCCATTCACCTCGACATTATGAGTTGACTCGTGTAAAAATATATCGCCAATCAGATCTACGTAATTCTCCCTAAACCAGATAACTCTATCTCCATAAGGTATTCTACAATCTTCACCAAATAATAGATCTAAAGTTAGTCTAGCTCCTGGACCAGGTACACAAAATCTTTCATCGTGATTGGCGTTGATTGCAGGATTCACTGAATTTGAAGTAGCACAATGATAACCATAATACTGTCCGACTCCCTCCAGTTGTACTAAAATGTTATACAGACCTTCAAGGGATTGAGCTTCAGACATTGCCTTTGTTATACCTCTTGGTATGAATGAGGCAACCCAAAGCAATATGTTTATCTTATCAGCGTTTCTTTCCGTACCTCTAGATTCTGCTACGAAAGTATTTGCAGCTCCAAATAAACTTGTTCTAAGCTCTGTTGTTCCATATATTGGAAGTCCTAAGGCGACAGCATCCTCTAAATTCTTACGAATCTCATCTTCATAATCTCTATCAACCAATAACCTTTCAAAATCTACCAGTGCTGTTTTAGGATTGGGATCTCTTGTTAATACCTGATGAATACCTCTACCTCCATAAAAGTGAGAGATGATAGTATTACAAATTATATTGTTTTGACTTAATCCTGAAGTAACGATGTTTTCCATTATGTAAACCATCCTGTCGTCTAATACAATAGCAGGATGGAAGTATTCAACATCAGCACCTAATGCAATGTCTCCACCATCATCGTAATCTTCATAAACGCCTCTAGACCATAAAGCTCTTTCATTAATCTTATTAAAGAATTGACCGACATCTTCGATCAACTCCATATCTACTTGGTCTATCATATTTTTTATTTTTTAAAGAAGCAATCGTAACCTATCAGCTTATCTGTAAATATAATGATTGGCTCAACTCTATTTGTAGGATATTTGTCAACTACTAATTGCACAGTTTCTCTTACAATACTTTCGAATGTTCCGGCATGCAGCTCTATAAATAAAACGTCAGGATAATACGCTAAAACATCTTCAATTATCTGATATTCTGCTCCTTCAATATCGATTTTAATAATATCTGGAGAGTATTTTTCTACAAGGTCATTAAATCTAATGTTTTGTACCTCACTATACTCCTTGAATTGATTATTCTTTTTCTTTATAATTGAAGTTGAACAATGATTCTTTTGACTGTTGTTTTTGTATATCTTTATAGTATCTTCTTCGCTTGCTGAAACTGCACCATGAATAAGTTCAACGTTTTCTGAGTTTTCAAAAGCATC